GGTTTAGCGCCTAGTCGTATTTTTATACGCAAATCAAAATCAACAAAACTATGCAACATAAAATAATATCAATCAAAACAGATACGTTGATACCATACGCGGGCAACAGTCGGATTCACAGTGAGGAACAGGTGAATCAAATCGCGGCGTCGATCAAGGAGTTCGGGTTTAACAATCCAATTCTGACCGATAAAGACGGCGGCATCATTGCCGGGCATGGAAGATTGCTCGCTGCGCAAAAACTATGCCTAGATGAAGTTCCGACCATCTGCCTAGCGCACTTATCCGACGCGAAGCGCAGGGCTTACGTGATCGCCGACAACAAGCTCGCAATGAATGCGGGATGGGATGATGACGCTTTGGCGGCTGAGATCGCCCGTTTGACTGAGGAAGACTTCGACGTGGGCTTGCTAGGATTTGACGACACCGAACTGGCTGAGCTACTGGGCACGGATGAAACCAAGGGCAAGACCGACCAAAACGACATCCCCACCGCGCCAGTGCTGCAGGTTACAGTTGAGGGCGACGTGTGGGTCATGGGGAACCATCGCCTGACTTGTGGCGACAGTAACGCGTGCGACTGGATTAAATCAAATAACGTAGGCTGTTTAATATTTGACCCTCCGTGGGATGCTGAATGCGCAAAAGTAAAACCGTCTATTCAATCTGGCAGCGTCATCGCATTTAGCGACGGTCAAAGAATGGCTGACGTCGTCTCGATGTTCGGGGCTCCAACTTGGTTTTTTGTTTGGGATTGTGTTACTTCTTGGTATGCCCCGAATCGGCCGCTGAAACGTTGCAAAGTGGCATTGTGGTATGGCTCAATTGATGACTACGACACCGAGGGCAGTCACTACGGAGAACCCGGCGAATCAAAACAGGTGACAAACACGCGGGGAACTTACGAATACAAAGCCAACCCAAAAGGGAAACACCTCTCCGACGTATTTAAACAGCCGATCACGCAACTGCATTCTGGCGACGTTGCACACCCTCACAGCAAACCGGTAGACTGGACTAGAATGTTAATTGCAAATTGCAGTCGGGGCGACATTGTTGACCCATTTGCAGGTAGCGGAACCACTGTAATCGTCGCCGAGCAATTGGGCAGACGTTCCGAATTATGCGAGTTAGATCCTGCAAACTGCGATGTTATCGTCGAACGCTGGCAAGACTACACCGGCCTCGAAGCTACTCACGCCACAACAGGCGCAACCTTTAACAGCGCGGCAAATGGAAAAGACTAAAATAAACCGCGCCATATACGCAGGTATAATCAAGAAACTGCAGGCGGTTCAACTCCGACCTCAACGCTCCAAGATTCAAGCGGCGTATGATTGATAAAAATCCATTCGACGCGATCCGTAAAAAGAACCTCGCGAACATCGTTGCGAAGGTCAAAGCGGGCAGGCCGCTGACGTCGGCGGAAACTAAGACTCTGGACAACGCCGAGCGGGAGAGAGATGGGATGCGCCCTGACAAGACCGACCTGGAGTTGGCGGATGAATTCAAAGTCCAGCGTTCGACGATCCACCGGGCAAAAAAGGCGGGGGTCAAGTTTGACCAAGATGACGCGCTTTGCTACGAGGGACTTAAGGCGAAGAATATGTGCATCAAGTGGGTGAAGGCCTACGAGAAGAAAAACGACATAAAGGCGGAGATTTATAAAGCCGAGTCTGACACGAAATCCCCGGATGAGTTGCGTGATGAGTATTTGGCTGAGTTACAGATAGCGAAGGCGAACGGGAATAGCGAGCGGGAAAAGGTTGCGCTGAATGCCTATCTCAAGATTGACAAGCAAATAAGAGAGACGGCGCTCGATGAGAAGAAGCTAGGAATCCAGAAGGGCGAGACGCTTACAAAAAAGGAAGTCGAGCGCATACTCAAAGCGATTGTCTACGCCGGGAACGCCTGCGTGCGCAAGCAGTTGAAAGAAGTCTGCGAGGTGATCGCTGACTGCGAGACGCCGAATGACGTTTACAATCTGCTGCCCGCAATGGTTCTGGGCGGTCGAATATTTGAGGGAATGAAGGCCGTCTCGAAATCGCCTAGCGACGTCAACCTGCCTCAGTGGGCGATTGATTGCATGATTGGCGAGGGTGAGAACTATTTTGAGAACGCCACAGAAATAAAAGTGACATAATGCACAAATAAAGCTTGCGCGTGTGGGAATATGCCACATATTCAAAAGCATGAACAACGCAAAACAACTCACAAACGACCAAGCATCTGATATCATCATCGCGGAATCCTTCGGGCGTGATGCTTTTAAATCTGGCGCGGCTAAAGCTCCAGTGCAAGATAAGCGCCTTTACGCTATGATCGTAAAGCATAGCGGTCCGATAGGGACTGGAATCGTAAGCTTGCTTTGCGCTGCTTGGAATAAGGGTCAACTTTCTGCGAGCCTCGAAGCATAATGGATGCCCGCGAATATAAGGACGCTCGCAAAGAGCTAGGGCTGTCACAGACGGCTCTAGCTCAAAGGCTGGAAGTCAGTCGCGAAACGGTCAACAAGCGCGAAAGCGGAAAAAATGGAATCACGGAGGAAGCCGCTCTTGCTATTCGGGGGCTGCGGTATTTTTGAGTTTGCAGTAAGTGCGGTCAAGAGTGGTATCGCGGGGTGGAATCTGAATGCCCAAAGCGAAGTAGCTGCGGCTTTAAATTCGGGTAGCTCCCAGAACCGTAGAACTGAATCATGACTGAGGCAAGAAGGAATCGTGACAACTGAATGGTTATGAATTGCACAGGTAAAATGAAAATAGTAGGCTATAAACCGATCAGCCCGCTAGAATGGTGTGAGCGAAATACGTCACTTGACTACGGAAACTTCGACATCGCGAAACACCCGCTAATGCGTGAGCCGCTGGAAACGCTCGCGACGACTCGCGGAAAATATGTCGGCTTGATTGGATCGGTGCAGCACATCAAAACTCTGACGGCGCAACTTTGGCAACTCTACGGACTGGCAACAGATCCGGCGCGGGCGGCGATGTATGACCTAACGGAGTCTGCCCTTAAAGAGTTCAGCGATGACAAGTTCACGCCGCTGATTGATTCGACCGAAGCGATCACTCGATTGATTCCGAATCAACTCTACCGCAAAACAAAATTTTATACATCGACGAACTACGGCGCGATCCGACTGCTGTCTGCTAATGTTCTAGCGTCTCGAAACTCGAAGACATTGGAGCGAGTGAGCGCAGACGAGTCATGGGCGTATGGCGAGAACTGGCTAGACCAGATCAAAGACCGGACGAGTTCGTTCGCTTGGTCATGGCAAATGTTTCTTCCCTCGTCCGGGCAGACCAAGGGCGGCGAGCTTGACGCTATGTGGCAACGCTCGACGCAAAAGCGCTGGCACGTTAAATGCGATTGTTGCGGCGAGTTGATTCCATACATCTGGCGAGCGCCTGCGGTCGGTGACGCGATCCCGGTCGGCGGTATGCGATGGGCGGCAAAAGCCGATTACATGGACGGCGACGCGATTGATTGGGACGCGCTCAAGGATTCCGTTTTTTACGAGTGCCAACTCTGCGGCGGTCGCAACGAGCCGGGCATCGCAGCGCAGAAGCGGCGCAACGAGTCTGGGAAATACATCGCGACGAACCCGAAAGGCTCGGCTGAATTTGAGTTTTTTAACTACAATGCTATGGCGCACATTCCTTGGCCGTCGCTCGTCGAGCAGTTTAAACTTGCAAACATTGCACGGAAGCGCGGCAACCTCGAACCACTTGAGAACTTTATCCGCAAGCGGCTGGCCGAGCCTTGGAGTGAGGCCGACTACATGAGCGCGGACATTTCACACTCAGCTGCGGGGGGCTACCAGCTCGGCGAACTGATGGACGCGCAGAAGTCGCTTATGTTCGTTGGGGTGGACGTTCAAAAAGATCACTATTATTTCGCGATTCGTCAGTTCGCAATGATCGACGGCAAGCTGAGATCGCGCTTAATCGATCGCGGCAAGGTATCGACTGAATACGAGATAGAGGAAGCGTGCAACCGTTTTGACATTCCTCAGAATCCGTGGGGCTATCCCGGCTGCCGCGTCTTTATCGACGGCAACTATAACACGGCACAAGTGCAAAGACTCGCTGCCGAGATGGGCTGGATTGTCTTGCGCGGCGAGCCCGCAAAGGATTTCAAAGCGCCCGACGGATCGCGGCAAATCTACAATCAGCCGCAGCGCATTGACGCAGACGAAGGAACGGGCAACGCCGGGCGGCGGTTCTGCAAGCAGATTCAATTCTCGAAGCAATCGGCGAAAAATAAACTCTCATTACTTCGAGGCCTGAAAGACAACAAAGGCCTGCCGCTTTGGACGCACTCCGACGACGCCGGGGCGCAATACGATGCTCAGATCAACGCATGGGCGAAGATTGTGAAAACGCGTCCAGACGGTTCGACCTACCACGATTGGATCAATACAAATCGCGATGATCACTACTATGACTGCGAGGTCATGGTGGCGCTCGCCGAGTCAATGGTGGATTGGTCAGAAGTCGGGCGAGAGTCTGAGTAAAAAGCAAATTGACAAACCCGCATTCTGTATCCAACTTGTGGATACAAATGAGGTCTCTACTATTCGCAATTTGGATAAAAGCCAGCAAGGACGCACTGCAAACGCTCGCGCTTATCGAGACGCTCGCGCTCGGCGAATACGAAACTCAGAGCCGAGGCGGAGCGCGAATCATCAACGCATCGGTGGCAGGCAAAACCTTTTCCTACGAACTGCCGCCCGGCTGGTCGGCTTCTGAGTTCGTCGAAAATCTTCGCTCGCTTTATAAGATAATCACGACTGGCGGCGCAACTGGTATTCAAATGACCGACGCCGAACTTGAGGCATTCGTTCTTGACGCAGATGATCAAGTAACGAACGTAACACGCGCACGCTTTGCGCAGAACGCAGGGAGTCGATACTAGCATGGCAGTCAATCGGATCAAACTTTTACCGCGCATCAAGCAAGCCACTCAAACGGGCTGGCAGTCATTTTGGGGGCGCGGCGGATCAAACGAGTTCTACCCCGGCGGCATGGACGATCAACGCA